TGTAGAATTCGATTATCTTCAGGGGATGTGGGCCGCCCAATTTTATACTGGGGCCTTCCCTGGAACTCAGTTCGGATGGATAACGACATTCGATGGTATCAATTGGTCTCTTGCTATTCAAAGTACGCAGGGAGACCCCATAGCACTCACTTTCGTAAATGATAATTTTGTGTTCACGCCGGTAGCCGGACCCGATGCTCCGGTTACTATACAAAATCCAAGTCCGTCCCCGCCTATACTTCGAGCAAACGATATGGACGCAACCCAGACCGCCGCGCTTGCTGACCCAAGTCAAGTCGCTAATGCGCCCACTATCCCACCAGGACAGGTTCTGTTTAATCCGCTTCCATCGGGATTTACGGCAATCAGAAGAGGCGGTGGTGGAACTCCGTTTCAATACACCAAGACGAGAATCACCAACGCCATAGTCAGCGGTGGCATTACATGGCCGGGAGCTACTTGGATCACGCCGCCGGGATGGAGCGTGGTGGTCGGCGGGGCCGATATATTTTATGGTGCGAATGCAACATTCAATCAGCCGCCAGAATTGTCTTACGCTTTTGATGCACTGTCCGTTAATGCTGACGTGACCAAAGCTCCTGTGGCGACTGGTCAATGGCAGCATATCATGGGTACAATAGACCAAGGCGAGCTTCTTTCCTTGCTGTATTTCGGCAACACTCTTGGTGGCGTGCAGAACATTATCAAAGCCGCCGGTTCTGCAACTAACGGCAAGACGCTCTATCTCGGCGGAGATACGGGGGGCGGTAGTTATACCGGAGATATGTCCGACCTGTATTTTTACCCAAACGTCTCGTTCATCGACCAAGAGACGCATCAAATTCAGAGAGATATACGTGGCTACTTTATTACTCCTGCTGGCGCTCCCGTGGACCCGTTTGGCGCAAACGGTCCGCTGGCAATTCCGTCATCGAGCCCTCATGCGCTCCTTGCACAACCATCGGTGTTTTGTCATGGGAAAGCGACACTTGCGCCCCCACCTGGCACTACGAGTTTTCGTATCAATAGTGATGGTGTTTCTGGTGGAGTTTTTCAGGTAACCTCAGGTGGTCTGACCGACGCTAACAGCAGTCCTTCGGATATATGGGTCTAAGATGAGCACCTTGAATTATAATATCTACGTCTCGCAGTCCGCCAATCTCATGGTGGTCAGCAGCGCAGACCCCAACTTTCAAACCATGCTGCCTGGCATGATTGACTATGCCGAACAGCGAATCTACCGCGAACTCGACCCGCTGCGTCAGCAGGTAGTGGACGCTACAGCAACTCTTTCCAGCGGAGTTCGCACCCTTACGCCGCCGACAGGGATAGGAACGTATATCTCTATCGACAAACTGAACATCATCACGCCGTCGAGCCTGACTGCGGCTACGGGTACTCGCTCACCTGTGGTGCCGGTATCGCAGGAGTTCATTGATATTACTTATCCATCCGGCCAAGCCAATACTGACGTGCCGGAGTTCTATGCGATGGTCAACAATACTACGATTGTCTTCGGGCCGTCGCCGGATTTGCCATACCCAGTCGAGATTACCGGTGTGCAGCGGCCGACCCCGTTGTCCTCGAACAACTCTAGCACCTATCTTACGCAGTATTGCCCAGACCTGTTTATTGCCGCTTCAATGGTGTTTGCCTTCGGCTATATGCGGGACTTCGGCGGCCAAGCCGATAACCCACAAGCAACCCAGTCATGGGAGTCACAATATAAACAATTGTTCCAATCGGCACAGATGGAGCAGTTGCGCGCCAAGTTCCAAGCCGAAGGCTGGACGGTCAAGAGTCCGTCGCCAATCGCTACGCCGCCGCGAGTTTGACCATGGCAATGGGTGCCGTAACACTGAAGCCTGGAGTGGACGTTGAGGCCACACCATCCTTGAATCAGGCCGGCATCTCACAGTCGCAGCTTATCCGCACCAAGAATGGGCTGACGCAAACTTATGGCGGTTGGGTACCCTATGGACCAGTTGCCATTGGCTCGACGGTGCGCGACCTTCATGCTTGGCAAGACGTAAGAGCGGTTGATTATCTTGGTGTCGGAGCTACGCAAAATCTAGTTGTTCTTACTCCCGTTTCCGCTGTCGATATTACGCCGCAGACATTTACGACCAATCCGGTCCCGAATTTTTCGACGATTGCCAGCTCGTTTACTGTTACGGTTGTTGACCAAAACAGCGGGGCTTCCCTTTTCGATACGGTATTTTTCAATACGCCGATATCAATCGATAACCTGCTTCTTAACGGCGCTTATAAGGTCACGGCGGTTCTCAGCACCCTTTCCTATCAGATTCAGTCTAGTGTGGCAGCCACTGCCGGCGTGCTCACCAGTGGAGTCGTTCCGGGGTTCAACACCACCATTAACTCCCCGATTGTTATCGTCACCATACCCAACAACACATTCCAGCCGATTATCGGCCTGACCGAAGCATTCTACGCACCGACTACGGTCGGCGGCATAACAATTACCGGCCCGTATCTGATTAATTCCATTGTCACTCCTAGCAGTCAATTTACGATTACCTCGACCAATCAGGCAACGGCGACTGCTTCAGGCTCAATGAACTCGTCTTTTGCTCAGTTGGTCTACTATGTGACTGCGGGTCCTCCGGGCGCTGGAATACCCTTTGGGGCAGGCAACTTCGGCGCTGGCTTGTTTGGCGGCGTAGGCGGGACAATCCCCGTCAATGTCGGTACACCAATAACGGCAACCGACTGGAGTTTGGATAACTGGGGTGAGATTCTACTGTCATGCCCCAAGGATGGACCGATTTTCATCTGGTCGCCGGACAGCGGCTTTGCCAATGCCCAGGTCATTACCCAAGCCCCATTCTTCAATGGCGGTATTTTTATCTCGCAGCCGCAGCAAATCCTGGTGGCATGGAAGTCTACAACCAGTACCGGAGTGCAGGATAACCTCGTGGTACGCTGGAGCGACGCGCTGGATTACACCAATTGGGTTGTCTCCAACCAGACCTCCGCCGGTAGCTTTCACATCCCGACCGGCTCGATTCTTCGTGGCGGATTGCAAGCGCCGAACTATGGTGTGATATGGACCGATATCGATGTTTGGCTGATGATGTATGTCGGCGGCGACATCATCTTCAATTTTACCCGTGTTGGCACCGGCTGTGGTCTTATCGGCCAGCACGCGGCTGCAGTAATCGCCGGGAACGTCTATTGGTGCGGCACTAATAACTTCTTCACTATTACCTCAAATGGTACACAATCAATCTCATGCACTGTCTGGGATTTTATCTTCCAGAACCTCAATGCCGCCAATGCATATAAGATTAGGTGTGCGCCAAACAGTACATTCAATGAGATTGCATGGTTCTTCCCTTCGATCAACTCCACCGAGAACGATTCCTACGTCAAACTCAATATTGTCGAGAATACATGGGATTACGGTGCGCTCGTCAGAACGGCCTGGATTGACGTATCGGTGCTCGGTAATCCCATAGCGGTCGATACTGGTGGCGCGCTCTACCAGCATGAAATGGGCGAGATGATGCCGGGGGCCAGCTTGCCGTTCTTCCGCAGCGGATGGTGGGCGCTGACCGAAGGCAACGACCTTGCCTTTGTCGATTACGTCATTCCAGACTTTAAGTTCGGGCTGTTTTCCGAGCCATCCGATGCGCTGGTCAACGTTACCTTCTTTAGCGCCGACTACCCGGAGGATACGCCAAAGGTTTATGGGCCATATACAATTACCCCTACAACACAGTATATTACGCCTCGGATACGCGGACGGCTGATGTCGGTGATGGTGCAGAGCCAGAACCAGGAATTCTTTCGGCTGGGCCGGATTCGTTTTCGCTACGCCTTGAGCGGGAGGCGGTAATGGCTATTGGCTTTAGCGATATTCTGTCCGTCCTGCAGAACGGAGTCACCGCTATCAACAATCTGCGCGGAGCGTTGAATAACGTCTTCCCGCAATCAACGGCGACATCAAGTCTTGCGCCTGCTGCCGGAGTCGTAACCTTTACTTCGTCGCAAGCAAATATCTTTATTTCTGTGACTACTAGCTCTGGCGGCATCTACAAGGTTCCGGGCTACTAAAGGACAAGACAATGGCCGTTACCCCAACCACCAACAAAGCCTTTAACCTCGTTACTGTCGGCACCGAACCGGGTACTTGGGGGCCGTATGTCAACGCCAACGAGACGCTGCTGGACGGCATGCTCGGCGGCATTGCTACGGTAGCACTACTTAATACTCCGGTGACCCTGAGTGCGGGGCAATCTCAGAATGCGTTTATAAAGTTCACTGGGGCGCTTACCGGAAATGTCGCGGTTACTTTTCCCGGCGGCGTCGGCGGCTACTGGACGGTGATTAATCAGACGACCAATTCTTCGGTCTTTTATATCACCTTGAATACTACAGCGGCCGGCACTGGTACGATTGGCTTGCCCCCAGGGCAGAACACCAAGATTATGGTGGACGGCACCAGCCCGCAGTTCGGACATCTGCCGCATAATGTTGGCGGTTATTGGGACCATGCCGGGTCGTCGGTTCCGGCATGGGTATCGAACTGCACGGTGCCGCCGTATCTGAACTGTGACGGTAGTGCATTCAATGGAGCCACCTATCCGGCGTTAAGGTCTTTTCTTAATGGCACTACTTTGCCGGATGCGCGCGGCAGATTCCGTGCTGTACTTAATCAAACGACAGGCCGTATTACGACGGCAAGCGGTGGCGTCGATGGAGATACCATTCTGGCCTCTGGCGGCGGTGACTCGGTAACGCTGTTGTCCTCAGCTATGCCGACACATACTCATACAGCCAATGTTACCGACCCCGGTCATACTCACACTATTTCTCCGGCAGTAATGTCCCAAGTGAGTGGTGGTATTGCTGGAAACAGTGGAGGGGCTGGTAACCCCGTTTCCGTCACCCAAAGCCATACAACTGGTATTACTGTCGCTAACGTCAATGCCGGCTCCGGCGGTGCTCACTCGATAATGGCTCCTACCTATGTTGGCGGCCTTACCTTGGTCCGTGCGGCATGAGCGACCCTCCGACCAGACGGCCACCGCCACAATTCAACCCGCCGATATTGTCGGACAGGGAAGCGCAGACTTGGCCGATGGAGCTACAACGCAGG